GTTCACTTATTGTTGCACATGCATCATCTTCTACAAACGTAAAGCTTCTTATACCAAGAGGTTCTATGAATAGAAAAGAACTAGAAGAAGAGTGGGGTAGAGCAGGTACTGCTGTAATAGAGTTTGACCCTGAGTTAGGTCAACCAATAGTAGCAGGTCCAGTTCCTTTACCTAACGAATTGTATAAAAATGAAGCAGATGCAAAAGCTGATATAGAAAAAATACTTGGCATATATGCATTAATGCAGGGTGATTCACGTCAGATGCCACAAACTTATAAAGGTACATTGGCAATAGACGAGTATGGACAAAGAAGAATTAAATCAAAACGTGATGATATAGAAGGTGCAGTTAATCAACTTGCTAAGTCTGTAATACAGTACATACAAGCAACATATACTGTTCAAAAAGTAATAAGATTATTACAACCAAACCATAAACCAAAAAAAGTAATTTTAAATGAAGCCGTATATGATGAGATCTCAGGTGAATTCCTAGGAAAACTAAATGACGTAACAGTTGGTAAATATGATGTTGTTGTAGTATCTGGTTCTACTTTACCATCAAATAGATATGCACGTTTTGAATATTATATGGAACTTTATAGAAGTGGTATTATTGACCAAGTAGAAGTTCTAAAGCAAACTGATGTTGCAAATGTAGAAGATATATTAAATCGTAAAGGTCAAGTGCAACAAATGATGAAAAGATTGCAACAACAAGACAAAAAAATTAAAGACTTGCGAGGAGACTTGCAAACTGCTCAACGTGAAGTAATTCATGCTAGGCAGAGAGTAGAAGTTGAGAAATTTAAAACTCAACTTGGTTCAACTGCTAACAGGGCTGATTTAGCTACACAGCTTTATAAGTCAAGAAGTGAAGATGAACTAAGGAAAATAAAAAATGTCGTTGCCGAGGAAACCCCTACGAATGACACAATAGTACCATTGGAGGAATAATGGAACAACCAGAACAAAGTAATGCTGTAGAGCAAGTTGACAATAGAGTTGATAGTGCATTTATGTATGAAAACCCTAGTGCAGATACTAAAGCACCTTCGCCTACAATTACACAATCAACAAGAGTTCAAAATCAAGAAACACTTCAAACTGAAGAAGCCAATCCAGTTGCTGAAGTACAAGAAGAAGTATCTGAAAAAGATGACCCCAATAGGATAGCATATTGGCAATCACAAACTGATAAGGCAAAGAATGATGCATATTTAATTGCACAAGAAACTCAAAAGTATAAACAACTTTATGAGCAGCAAGTAAAACAACCATCAGTCTCCAATGAAACCCAGAATGGGCTACGTTCTAATTCAATTGAAGAGCCAATCAAACCTGAAAAGCCAATTTCTTATAATGAGGTCGATGCGTATAATGACCCAGAGAGTAAATCGTTTAACTATAGAATACAAAATGATAAATATCGTGATGCACGTTTAGATTATGTAGAGCGTAAAGAGTATGTTAGGCAAGAACAGCAAAATGTTCAACTTGCCAAACAACAAGAAAAACAAATGGTTAACCAAGCATATAGTCAAGTACAAAATGCTTATGGTTTTGACCAATTAAAAGCTGCCGACTTTATCGGCTGGGCTCAAGATCCTAAAAACATCACAATGGATTCACTTGTAAAACTATATGATATTCAAAAATCTCCTGGAATTCAACAACAACAACAAGTAGAGCAAAAGAAACAAGCTATGCAAAATCAAAATAGAGCTTTAAAAATTCCAACAACAACTACAGTTGCACCAGGAGTTTCACAGCCTCAAATGGATGATGAAGCATTGTTTAATGAAGCTCTTCTTAGTAAATCATATAAAAGAAGGAAATAATACAAATGGCTACAAAAAATCTTAGTGGCTCAGGTGTATTGTTTACCGATAGGCGAGATTTTTATATCAGTCCAGATGTAGTAAAAGAACTATGGACTGATGTAACTCCTTTTACAACTCTAGTAGCCAATCGTGAACAAAGAACACCTACTGACCCCGTTTTCAAAATGTTCGAACATAGAAACCCATGGCAAAGACAAACATTCTTAATCAATGGAACAGACCCTGCTCCTGTAACTGCTGGTTCAAATTCTGAATCTGAAGTTATGACAGTTGGTAGTATTACAGGCTTAGCCTCAGTACCAGATGCTTCGTGGGTAGGTCTTGTAGCTGAAATATGGGATGCTACTGATTCATTCGCTACAATGTTAGGACATGCACTTATAACAACTTCAACTGCGCTTAATGCTGTTAAATTCAAGAATATTGGAACTGTAGACATCAATGCTGATAATGGCGACAAATTTGTTATTATTGGTAATGCTCATGGTGAAGGAACTGTTTCCCCTGCTGCATGGTCTGATGAATTACAAGTAGTTTATAATAGTACACAAATCTTTAAGACACCATTAGAGATTACTGGTACTTTAGAAGCTGCTGCTCTACGTGGAGAATCTTCTGAGTTGGCAAGACTTAGAATGCAAAAAGCACAAGAGCATAAGATTCAAAAAGAACGTGCTTTCTTATTTGGACATAATCCAAAAGGAACTAACCTAGGTGGAAGTGAAACTTTTGCTGATGCTGCTATTACAGATGCATCTGGAAATATTGTACGTTCAACAGTTGGAATATTAACTGCTATTGAAAAGTATGGTGCTACTTCTGGTGATGACCAGAATCAGTTTACCATTTCAGAAGCAACTTACAGCTACAGCAACTTTGTAGACGATATGGAAAAAGTTTTCCAATATGTTCCTGAAGAAGGAATGAAGTTTGCATTTTGTGGTAGAGGTGCTATGAGTTACTTTTCTAAAATAGATGGTTCTTCAGGTCTTGCAGGAAACTCAGGTTGGACTGTAAACTTAGGACCAACAGAAAGAAGTACTTATGGTTTTAATATGAGAATGTTAGAAACTCCTCATGGAGTTCTTGCATTAGTTCCAACACCAGTTCTTAGATCAGAGCATAACAAGCAAATGCTTATTGTTTCTGATGAGAATCTTTTTCATTCTGTATATAGACCACCAGTCTATCAAACAAACATCAAAACTGATGATGCATTTGATGGAGTGAAGGATCAATATATGTCTGATGAAGGTATTGGTATAACCTTAGTAGAATCCCATAAACTATTTTCAATAACAGCTTAAGGGAGGTGAATTATGGCTAGACCATTTATCGGAGGAACAAACGCTGCAATTAAGACTTTAACAGCTACACAATCATTATCTTCTGCAGATACAGGTAAAATTTTTATCTGTTCTCAAGCAAGTGATAATGATATTACATTACCTGCTGTTGGTGATGCAAAAGGTTGGACAGGCACTTTCTTTTTAGGAACTGCTGGTGGACATCATTTTGACATCATTGGTGGTACTGTTGATGTAATGAGAGGTGTAGACGTTGGAGATACTAATGTAGTTATTGATGCTGCAGATAAAGTAACATTCGTTGCAAGTACTGCTGTAGTTGGTGAAAGAGTAGATATATTCTGCGATGGAACTAACTATTATGTTACTACATACGCTGTTGCTGATACTGCTATTACTTCAGAAGGATAATAAATAGTTAAACAGAGCTAGGGGTAAGACGTATAAAGGTTTTACCCCAAATCTGTTAGAAAGAAAAAATGTCAACATTTAAAGTAAAAGTAGAAGCTTTAGTAGGTAGAACAATAACAGATACTGTTGCACTAGATGATATGTTATTATCTACAGCAAGAGAAGTAGCTGATACTTTACCTAGAAAAAATCTTATTCAAAATGCTACACTTACAGAAGTAACTAGTAATCCAACTAGTATAAGTGATAGTAGAATATTGTCTGTTAGTAGAAATGGTTTTTATGCTACCGAAGTACCTCATGGACAATCTGCCAGAGCTGCAGATACAGGAAGTATTTATTATGCAGATGCTACTCAAGATAGAGACCCTGTATTTTATTATGAAGGTAGTAGTTTATTTATATTAGATACACCTACAGTAAGTCAAAAAGGTGAGATATTAAGTTTTGCATATCCTACAGATTTTGATGGTAGTGGTACTATAGTGAGTGCAACTGCTATAGATAATTTTCCTAGTAGTGCTGAATATTCTGTAGTGTTAGGAGCTGCTGCTAAATTTATGGTTAAACTATCTTCTGAAGATAATGCTAATGAAGATATAGAATTACAAAATGCAACATTAGCTTCTGCACAAAACTTAGAACAAGATTATCGTGCTGAGTTACAAAGAATTAGAGGTCAAAAATAAATGGCAATGACACAGAAACAAATGATAGAAATGGTAAGACAACATCATCCAGCTGTAAGTGAAGCACAAATTAGATTATGGCTTAATGCAGCACTAGATGATTTTGCTAGAAAAACAAGAATTAAAGAAGGTGCTTTTACATTTAGCACAGTAGTAGATCAAAGATATTATGGATTGTCTGATGATATTTTAGAAATAACTTCAGTAGATTATGATGGATTTGATATCCCAAGATTAGGAACTAGACCAGAACAGAGAGATATAACATGATGAAATTAGTACCAGCTCCAAAAGGTTTCCACTGGATGAAGACAGGAAAGACTACATATAAGTTAATGAAAACAAAAGGTGTTTATAAGGCACATAAAGGAGCATCTAAAACAGCAAAATTTGCTGTAATGATGGAACATAAAAATGCCAAGTAGTCAACGTAATGTTTCATATTGGGTAGAACGTGATGCAATAGCTATCATTGTACGTTCAATTGGAAACACATCTACCACATATAGTTCTCCAAGTGAAGTTAAAACTGTAACTATATTTGCAGTTAAAAAACCAAATAAATTTATTTCTGCTGATACAGGTGTATCAAACACAACTACAGGATATAATCAAGAGCCAGATATTTCAGAAGAATTTAGACATGCAGTAGTTGCTAAAGCTATACAAAGAGGATATGAATTAAATCCTACCACTTTACAAGCTGCAAGTTATTGGGAACGTCAATACGATTTGGGCGTTAGAGAAGGAAAAAGATATGCTAATACTGGTAGAGTTCAAAAAGCAGTAATTAAATTACAAGGTTTTGAACCTACAGTTCATAGCACAAGAGATAAGGATGAAGGATGACAGAAGTAGTAGTATCTACAACAACCATGACAGAAGTTGTGGTATCAACAACTACTATGACTGAAACTTCTACATACACAGAAGCAACTTAATACGATATGCCCATGTGAAATTTCTTGCACGGAAAGGCATACGATAAACAAGGAGAAAGAAAATGGCTATTGGAAAGAGCTCAGCTCACAATTACACAGTAGTAGAGGCACAAAATGTTGCATTAGGTCAAACTGGAGCAGCATTTCACGACACTACAGATATATATACTCCACCTACAGGCTCAGTTATTATTGCAGTAACAATGTTAACTGATGTGGAGTTTGCAGCATTAACACCTGAATCAACAAGCTTTCATTATGGAACTACAGCAGCAAGTCCTGGCACAAATGGTGCAACTGTTGCTACTAGTGATACCTTTCCAAAAGGTATAACCATATATGGTAGATGGTTAAGCTTAGATCTACAAACAGCAGGAGACAAAGTAGTAATTTACTTTGGTCCATAAGATGCCTAGATTAGGATTAACAAACACAATAATGACAATTTTAGACGAATCCATAGCTTCTCTTAGGAGTTTCTGGGAAACACATGTAGACCTATGGGAAAATCAAAACAACAATTGGGAACAATCAGTTTAAGGAGATTTAGATATGGCAACTTTAGAAGGACAAACAATAGCAAATAGTTACGAACAACTATTACACGTAGATACAGAAGGAGGAGGTGCTGGTGCTACTTTAGTGCCAGTAAAAGATGGTGATAATGGTACTACTTTTGCATTACAACTTGCAACTACAAGTGTAAGTGTTGTTGGTGCATTAGCAAATCCTGGTTTTATAGTAAAATCAACAGCAGCTTCTGGAGCAGGTTCAGGTGGAGAAATACAGCTTGTTTCAGATGATAATGTTACTATGGGAAGTGGTCATAGGCTTGGTGCAATTACTTTTTTAGGAGCAGAAGATGATGCAAATAATCTTATTGAAGGTGCACAGATAGAAGCTATTACTGATGTACTATGGGCTGCTGATGATAATGGATGTGAATTAAGATTTAGTATTACTGATGGTAATGCAGTTTCTTCAGAAGCATTAAGATTAGCTCCTGGTGCAACTACAGCATACAACCCAATAACATTTGTAGGAATTGATGCAGTTAATCAGATTGTTTTCAAGGATGAAGCTAATGGTGTTTTTCAAATTACTTCAGGTGAATATGGTGGAGCTGGTGGTGGTTCAAACATTCTCAAATCTATTAATAGTACAATAGTACAAGTAATTTCAAATACTGGAGGCGTACAATTAGCTGCAGGAGCAACAAGTTGGGCAGCTATAAGCTCTGATGAAAGATTAAAACAAAATTGGAATCTTTTTGAAAATGCTACAGATAAAATAAATACACTTACTAAGATTGGGGAATATCAAAAGAAAGACCCAGATACAAATGATTTTCCAACATCAACAAATATAGATGGAAATGAAGTAGCTGAAAATAAAAAGTTTTATGGTCTTTCAGCTAATGAAGTACAAACAATATTACCACTTTCTGCAATAGCAAATGAAGATGGGTATTTAGGTTTGAACTATCAAGATGTATTTGTATTGTCATTAAAAGCAATACAAGAATTAAGTGCAAGGATAAAAGTTCTTGAAGATGCTTAAAAGATTAACTATACCTATTATGCTTTCTTTTAGTTGTAGTGGGGTAGATAATATAGATATCTTAATAGACCAAGATGGTACAGGTCATTTTTATAATACAATAGGTTTGTTTAATAAAGACTCTACAAGGCTTTGGTGTTATACACATGAGCAGTTTGAAACTGTAAAAAAAGATACAAACAAAACTAAGTATAAAGATTTGCAAAAGTTTGCAAGTGATTGGAAATTGTATTAATGAAAAATAGAGGATAACATGGCATTAAAAAAAGAAGATATTGATAAACGTTTAAAAGAAATACCACAACAAATACAAGCATTAAGTGCAGAGCAAAATCAATTGATTGGGTATAAACAAGCTTTGAGCGAATGTTGTGAAGATGGGAGATGTAATGACAGTAAAGAAAAAAAAGAAGATAGTAAAGAAAAAAAGTAAAAGAAAAAATAAAATGTCATTAGGTAATAAAAAAGGAACTAATTCTAAAAAAGTTAGTACTGGATATTATTAATGAATGGAATGGAAGGAATAGCTGAATTAGGCTTTGCAGGTTTGGCTGCTGTACTTTTATTCACAGTATTTAAGTGGATGACTGGAGAACTTACTAAAAAAATAGATAGACTTGAAAGTATAATAATTAAGTTAATAGATTCTAAGAACAGTATGAAAGATGAATTTCAACAACTTAATGATGAAGTAACTGACCAATTAAACTATATAGAAGCAAAGATAGGTAATGGTCGTGGTAGTAAACAAAAGAGAAAGGCTGGAGTATGAATATAGGAAAACTAATTCTTGGTTATATTACTGATGAAGAAGTTGAAAAGCAGGTTATTGAAAAGCTAAATGCAAATATCAATATCCCTATTATCAATGAAAAAACAGAAGAAAAGATTTTAAGAGCAGTATGGAGCACAATAACTGAAGTGCTAGAGAGTGTTCTTACTAAGGAAAAGTAATGCCTAAGTTTGGTAGTAGATCAAAATCAAGACTAAAAACTTGTGATACAAGATTGCAGGATTTGTTTAATGAAGTAATTAAACATTTTGATTGTAGTGTAATACAAGGACATAGGGGAAAAGAAGACCAAAACAAAGCGTTTAAAGAAGGTAAGTCTAAATTAAAATATCCTAATGGAAACCATAATAAATCACCTAGTAAAGCAGTTGATGTAGCTCCTTATCCAATTAATTGGAATGACAGAGAAAGGTTTACATACTTTGCAGGATATGTAGTAGGTATAGCATCTCAAATGGGTTTAAAGATAAGATGGGGTGGAGATTGGGATATGGATACTGAAGTAAAAGATAATAATTTTGATGACTTACCACACTTTGAGCTTAGAGATGTATGAAGGCTGTAGAACAGGTAGTAATTTTTCCCGATCTACATTTCCCCTTACATGATGAAAAAGCTTTTAGTTGTGCTTTAAAAGTTTTAGAGATAGTTAAACCATCTGCTTTTTTATGTATAGGAGATATTGCTGAAGGAAATTCGGTTTCACATTGGATGTGGAAAAAAAAGAGAAGACCTCCTTTAGAGTACCAATTACCTGCTATTGTAAAAGAAGTAAAGGAAGTAAATAAACATTTTGATAGGATAGATGAGATATTAGATAAAACAAATGTAAAAACTAAACTGTTTGCACAAGGCAATCATGAGATTTGGTTTGATAATTTTGTAGAAGAAAATCCTTATCTAACACAATATGGAAGTAAAAATGTATTACGAATTAAAGAACGTGGTTACAAATGGTATGATTATGGTGTTGAATTTAAAATTCTTAATAGTAAACTGTATGCATATCATGGGGGTCACTGGTCTGGTATTAACCATACAAGGTCTCATGTACAAAATTTGGGAGTTAATATTGTTTATGGACATACTCATGATGCACTTAAAAGTGTTGTTTCACACTTGGATGGTGCAAAAATGGCACACTCTTTAGGATGTTTATGTGATATGAATAAAGAATTTTTAAAAAATAGGTCTACTAACTGGACACATAATATGGCAATACTAGATATATATAAGGATGGTTTCTTTAATTTAAATGTTATGACAATAGAAGATGGTAGAACATCACTAAATGGAGAGTTAATTAAATGACAAAAATTGAAGAAAAAAGTGGAGTGTCCTTCAGTCTCAGTTTTTTAATTCAAGTTCTTACAGGAATTGTACTTTTTGTTTGGGCATATTCACAACTCGACAGCAGACTGTCAACTACAGAATCATCTTCAACTAACAATACTATGTACATAGAAAAGATACAATCTGATATGTTGGCTTCACAGGACAGTCCCATTAGTGCTGATTTTCAACAATTTGAACAGTTAAATTCATTAAGGCATCAACTAGAAATACATAAAGAAGAAATTATAAATTTAAGAGACAAGGTATATGTTCTAAATAGAATAGTAAGTATGAGAAGGTAATTATGAAAGCTATAAAAGATACAAATCAAGAACGTAGAAAACATTATGGTAAAAAAAAGAAAAAGAAAGTAAAAAATGCCAAAAGCTCTAATAAGCATAAATAGATTTGAAGGTGGCTTAGTTAATGCAACTAATGCTAGAGATATTCCTGATAATGCTTTATCATTAGCAGATAATATTATTCTTGATCAAAGAAATAGTATAAAAACATTAGGTGGTAATATAGCACATCAACATGTACCATCAACACTAGCAGGTGGAATAGCTGCAGGTGCTGGAGTATTTGTATATGAATCTGACCATGAAGCTGGTTCTGGTTCTTTAGATACAGGAGAAAATTGGTTAGCAGTTGCAGATGGATTAACAGGAACAGTTGACCTTTATAGTTTAACAGATGATTCTTTTATTGCTGGAGCTATAAACTTAGGAACAGTTACAGAAGAAACTTTAGGTGCAAATAAACTTGCATTTACTCAAGGTTCATCTGGAGCACTTGATACTATTGTACGTGATGATGGTTCATTTTTAGACCTAGATGCAGGTGGTGGAAATACTGGTGGTATTAGAAAAGGTGATATTATATCATTAGTTGGCGTAGCTGATACACCCAATAATTTTGCATCATTAAAAGTAAAAGATGTAGTTGCATTAACTATTACTTTAGACCATTCTGGAGAATTAACTACAGATGCAAATGAAAGTGGAACTCCTGTATTAACAAAAATGTTTCAAGCTGAATTTTATTATGCTAACGAAGGATTAAGAGTTGCAGATAGAGCTTTTGGAGAGCAGCTACAACCATACAAATATTTATATATTAAACGATCACATTTTTACGGAACTAATGCAGTAGATACATTTGATAATTGGCTTTCAAAAGCTAATACATTAGCAGTTCCTAGTAATTTAACTATACATGCATCTAACTATCCTAGCTCAGGCACTGGATTTGAATTTACATTAGCTAGTGGTAGTGCTAATACTGGTTTATGGAGAAGTGCTAAAACATATCAATTTGCATTATCTTTTATTTATGATGAAAGTGGTCAAGAATCATTATTGTTTATACCATCTACTGCTAATACTTTTTCACCTTCTGCTGATTTTAGTACTATGACTATAGAGTTAAGAGCTAAATCTGAATATGAAGCTAGACTATCTGGTGCAAGAATTTATTATAGAGAAAATGGTAGTGATGACCCATGGGGTTTATTTACAGATATTAGTATGAGAGATGGTGCTAGAACTAAACTATCTAACATATATAATCCATGGGAAAATGGTAGTGACAATACAGAAGCTAAGATTAGTAATACTGCATTAATATCTAATGGACCAAATTTAGAAACATATGAAATACTAAATGGCTTTGCACCTGATGAAACTAAAATTACTATTAGTGGTAACGGAGAAGGTTATAAAACTTCTATAGTTGCTAACAAAAGAACATTTGTTGCTAATGTAAAAACATTAAATAATGATGGAGAGTTAGTTCAAATGAGAGATAGGATTATGTATAGTCCTGTAAATAAGTTTGATACATTTCCAAGAAGTTATTTTGTAGATGTAGTTCAAGGTGATTCAGAAGAATATGTTAAGTTAGAAGAATTTTCTGATAGATTGTTAGCGTTTAAACAAAAAAGATTATACATATTAAATATATCTGGTGCATCATCTTCTTGGTTCTTAGAAGATATAAAAGATTTTTGTGGAATATCACACCCAAGTGCATCTGTTAAAACAGAATTTGGAGTTGTGTGGGCTAATGAATATGGAGTATTTTTATATGATGGTCGTAATGTAACTAATTTAATTAGAAATAAAATAAAAGAATCTGAATGGGAATCATTTTTTAGTAAAGCTACATCATTAGGTTATAATCCTAAAAAATATTATGTAGTTATTTTAAATGATTCATTTGCAAATACTAATAGTGGTACAGTTTATATATATGATTTTAGAACACAATCATTTGTTAAAGGGACAGATGCATTTGATAATAGTGTAAACAGGTCTAACATGGTTACTGATTGGAATGGTAATATGTTAGTTGCATATTCTAATAAACTTAGAACTGAACCTTCAATAGATAAAGTTCCTTCTACATGGGAAAGTTTAGAAACTAGAGTATGGGAATCTTCTAGTGATAATATAGTGGTAAAGGAATGGTCTGATAATCCAAGAGCTGTAGGTAATGGTAAATTTATTATAGCTACAAAAGATTTTGATCTTGGTGTTCCTGCAAAAGCAAAAAAATTATATGCAGTTACTATTACTTATAAAAGTGATACTGTACAAACAAATCCAATATTTTATGCAATAGATGGTTCAGATACATTTGTTGCAATGAGTGGTGATATGGAAATATCTTCTACTTGGAAAAAACTTAGAGCAATAGTATCTTCTCCTATAGAGTTTCAAAGTATTAAAATTAAGATAGAAAATACTACAACCACTAGTACTACTACAGGAATAGAAATTAATGACATATCAATAGAGTATAGAGCTTTATTTAAGAGAGTAACAAGTGGATAGATTAGAAAGAAGATTAAGAAATTTAGGTCAACGTAAAGTTGCGTTTTTAAATACGCCACCTTCACCTGACCAATTGAATGATGAGGAACAAGTATATGTTTTATCCCCTAATCAAAATTTACGATTATATATAAAAAAGGGAACAAAGCTATACTATAATGAATTTATATCTATAGATGAAGCTAAAACTAATAATTGGGAGGATTTAACATAATGGCAACAGCAGCTAACCTAAAATTTAGAGTAGACTTAGATGAAACAGTAAGTAAATATACTGCTACTCAACTTAAGACTCAAAAAAATTTACAAAAAGTTAATAAAAGAAAAGGTTATGGTAGAGCAGGAGCAGCAGCAGCAACGTTCTTATTAAATGCAGCAAGTGGTGGAACTTATACACCTATTCAGTTAGCCTTAGGAATGGGTGTTACCTCTGGTCTTTTTCAATTTTTAGGAGCTAAAAGTGTAAAGCAAGACCCAATGGTAGAAAGTAAATTATTAAATAAACAATTTAAAGAAGCCTATCAAGAAGGTGAAGATGCAAGAGAAACATTAATAGGAGCTATTCCACAATCTGCATCAAGTGATGCATTTAGTACATATGTATTATCTGGTACTAAATTTTTTGAAGATGTTACAAAACAAACAAGTAATTTTTTAGATAGAGCTAATCAAGTAGCTCCAACACCAAGTCAATTGTTTCCTAATCCTATGGAAAGTTATTATAAAACAAGAGGAACTCAACCAATATCAATGACTGGTGGTTTAGAACCAGGTCAATTGTTTCCTAAATCTTATGTTGATTACGCCCCTAAAGGTCGTAATATGCCACCTGTTAATAATAATTTTAATTTAGGTGGTATTCAAAATACAAGCGGAAGTGTATTAGCAAACCCCTATGCACTCTCTGAAAATATGGATTTTACGGGAGATATGGTTAGGGATTATTATGATCCATCTAAATTTACACAATTTGGAAGAAGACCTAGTAATGCTTTAAATCAAGCTATGAATCCATCATTGTCTAATTCTTTTTATACACAAACAATACCTATGCCTGATTTATCAACTTATGCACAACTAAGATAGGAATATATTATGCCTACAAATCAAACTCCTTTATTAACAGCTCAAACAAATGAAAGCTATATGACAGACTTATCTGCAGATGCAAATGCAGGTGGATATAAGACTGCTTTTGACACAACTGCACCTAGCTTTGAGTATGCAGATATTTTAGATGGTTATGATACTCGTGGATTAATGAATGAATTTGGAGAATATTTTGATCCCTATGATTTATCAAAAGAAGCATTTGCACAAAGAAATTTAGGGTTACAAGAAGATGATGTTAATGCTAGAGTACAGCAACAACAACGTAATTTTGGTATGCAACAAGATCAAGGAAGATCGAATTTAACTAACCTATATGAAACACAGCAGGAAGGTCAAGGTGGTGGATTTGCTGGTAGTGGCAGAAGAGATAGGCAAGTACAAAGAGCTATTGATGCACAATCAGGTAATTTTGAAAATCAATTGTTTAATTTAAGAGGTATGGAGCAAACTGCACAAAGAGATTTAGATAGAGCTGGATTAGGTTTTGAACAAGATGTATTTAGTATGAGAGACAAATTTGGTAGTGATACAAGAGATACTTTATTAGATTTATTAAAAACAGGTGCAGATTTAAAACCTTTTGAAGAAGGAACTGCAGAATATAAGGCAAGAGTGGGTAATCAAACCAACCTAGGTAGTATCATCCCTGGAAAAAGAGGAATAATTACAAATGAAGAAGCAAAGGCATCATTTGAAGACACTATGAGAAACATGGATGATGAATTTGGAGAAGGAAATCTAGGATTACCTCCTTGGCAAAGTGCTGATGCTACAGTAGCACCAGCAGTACCTTGGAATTTAGGTGGTGGAGCTGAAGGTGATTATGATGCTCTAAATCCTAATCAGACTCCTTTAAGTACAGCTGAAGGTGATTATGATGCTCTAAATCCTATACAACCTCGTTTAAGTGCAAATGCACAAGAATACTTAAAAAATAGAGGCATGGGATGGGAAAACACTGCATCTGGTCAAAATTTTAGAAAAAACTACCCTGGAGGATAAGAAATGGCTATACAAATAACACAAGACCCAATTAATAATTTTTTTGATAATTTACCTAGGTATGCTTTAGATTTAAAACAGCAAGATGATACTGCTAGGTTTAGAGATAAACAATTAGGTGAAAATATTAGA